TTCGGTAATATCGAAGTCGAACGCGGTTGAGAGCTTCACAACGGCATCGATGTACCCGTTGATGTCGAGCGTCTCCTGGTTGTCCCATATCAGTGTGTGAGTAGCTAACTCGGCATAGACGCTGCTGATCTTTACAAGGCGCTGACGGATTTCGGTGTTGAACAGGTACTGATAGAACAGTTTATCCTGTTCGTAGCGATCTTGGGTAAGGCGTTCCTGAACCTCGGCAGTGCCTACGAATGCTTTTTCGTCGGTGGTTGATGAACCGCCCAGAACTCGCTTACTGATTTCGCGGTTACACACATCGTTGATGAGCGATTTGAACGATTGGTAAGCATCGGAATTGTAATTGTTCGGGATTGTAATTGTTTCCTTACCCTGCAATACAGCAAAATGATTCATTCTGAAATTTTCAAGCATTTCAAAAAGATCATCTCGACGCTGCGTATCCATGCGATCGGTAATGGCGAATACCGGTGGAACGCCAAACTTATCGATGTAACTCACCCAGCTACCCAAACCCAGCTTTTTAGCCAGTACGATCATGGCCAGTTGGTTGAGCATACCTAAGTCCCAATCGTCGCCCACCTGAAGGTAATAATCGCGGTATGTGCCGTCGATGTAAGATGCTCCATTGTCATCATACTCCTCTTTGATAATGATTCCTTTTTGCGGGATGAAGTTGGATTGCGGTATCTCGCGCACACGCACCAATTCACCGGCATCGTTGGTATCGAACATCTCCATGAGCGTTGGCCCCTGGAACCGCGAGAACAGGGATAGACGGATCAGATCGTCGTGCCAGGGACGTTCGAGCAATGCTTTTAAGGCTTCATTCTCGACTCCTTTCTCGTTGACTAACTTGAACGACGAACGCTGAACGCGAAGGATACGGGTATCGATAACGCTGGCCAAATGGTTATCGAGCAACAACGATTGGTTGAAACGCATGAGTAACCCACGGCGCGGATTATCGGGATCGGTAGCTGTCATTACAGCGACCTTCCAATCTTTAATTTCTTTGGCATTGTACAACGTTGCCTGTCGTTTAAACGGCGCCTTTTTACCGTCAGACCGGTTGTAGTACTCTGCAAACAGGTTGTTGTTTTTTACCCGACTAAGAATGGCAACTTCCATTGCGTTGCCGATGCGTTGAAATATTTTGTTTGCCATTTAAATGGTGTTTAAATGAAAAAATCTTTGTTTGTATTATTGCCCCATACCGGGCTGATGCTTCCACCTTCTTCGGTGGTTAGTTTTGGACAATCGACCAGAGCCATTGCTCCGGACTGTATGCGTTCGAGAAACTTGATTGCCTCTTTGTATAGCTCGACGTAATCTTCCGGAACTTTACGGGCTGCATTGCGCTTGACGGAACGATAGACTACAATGCTGGCAATGATTTGAACCAACACCCCGTTTCTAATTGGTAGTTCAGCAAAGATCAAATCGCAGTTGTATGTTCCGGAGATGTAGGATATAACCAGGTCAATAGTCTTTAACTCAATATCATCGAGAATGGTGTTTTCTTCGATATTGGTAACCTCCGGCATGGCGACGCTTTCGGACATGAGCCGCTCCTGGATGATTGTGATCAGATCGTCTTTATTGATGTACTTCATGGTTATGGCATATTGAATAAACGTTTCATAACTCCGGTTTTATAAGTCTTTTCGCCTTTTCGGCGGCGCGATTCTGATGGTGTGCAATACTTTTCGAGCGCCTCGATAGCCTGGTGATCGGCGTCGGGAGCATCATCGTGTTCGGTACTTCCTTCCTCGACGGCTACCAGTTGCATAATACCTACCTGAGTGTCGGAATTTGCGCGTAATGCTTCGTTGTAATAGATGCGCCCGTTTTGATAGTATGGCTTAAGAAACTTGATGATGCGTTGCACCTTGTTACTGGTTGGTGTATCCACCTTCATCAGGTTAAGATCGACGTCGTTTTCATCCTCAGCCTCTTCGATTGACCGTTGAACTTCACCATTCCAAAACTGGCTTTCATATTGCCCCAGATAATTGGCCTCTTTTGGAAGCCCGATTTTATACTGGCAGTTCCAATTGACAGCTAATTTCATTTTTGACTGGCGAACATAGCAGGCAATGAGCCAGAAGTTACGCTCGTGCAAACCCCACACTCGGATTGCGTTGTAGTCGCTGGTTTCGTTATCGGTGTAAGCGATATCCCAGTGGCTGATGATCATTTTGAACTCTTCGAGCGGTGGAAGTTTGCCCCACTGTATTTCGTCTTCTGTAAAGTTTGAACCTTCGAGCTTTGTTTCGTGTAAAAATTCGGCATAAGCTGCCGGGATGCCCATCGCTTTTTCTTGTTCTATGTAATACTCGCGAGGATAATAATTCCAGCGAGGCTCGTAGGTGACTTTGTTGTATGCTTTGATCTGCCGAACACGCCAATCGGGATGCCGTTCCTGAAGGATGGTCTGAGTCATTACCCTGGCGAACTTATTGTTGGCGTAGAGTAAGCGACGGGTTGGGCCAGTCATCGTTGGCAGAATGTCGCGCTCAATCTGATCGGCCTGTTTGCGCATACGTTTAGGGTTGGCAATGGTATCGGGCGTTTCCAGATCATCGATCACCCAAAGGTTGGGGCGGCGCTGTTTAACCCTAACGCCACGCACTTTCTTTTTGATACCGAAAGCCATACCGATGAAACGCTGATCGATGGTTTTAAAGTTGCCGATCTCCCAATCACCTTCGCATTTTTGCTGGCCAAAATCGTGAATCAACAACGGATTGCCTTCGAGTTCAGCTTGGATATCGGCAAGCAATTCCTGGGCGCGTTCTTTAGAGTCGGACATGAGGCACATAAATACCTCCTCACCCCTGATCCATAAGAAAAGCGGCTCTATAATATTGCAATAAACAGACTTAGCCAGGCCACGGCCCCACTCTTCGAACTCTTTGATGAGTGGATTGGCAGCAACATCGTTGCAAAACTCGATGTGAAAATCGGCACATTTGGCCATCGCGTAATGAGGCAGATAAGTTTCGACCATGTACTCCGGATCAATTTTAGCCCGGGCAATGCGCGCGCGCTGTTGTTCTTTCGTTTCGAAAGGGTTTACCTCGTTTGATTTACGAACGATTTCGAGCTTTTTGAGGTACTCCTCGGCCTTTAACTTCGCTGCTTTTTGACGTGAGGTAGCCATTAGCCTAGTTCGTTGGTTTTACGACGGATAATGTTAGACTGAAAGTCGATTGTTTTTTCCCAGAGCGATTCGTCGAACTGGCGAAGGCTGTTGAAAATTTCGTCCATGACATCGATGAACGTGCCTAGACTGTAGTTTGACTTATCGAGCGTGATGAGTGTTTTATTCATCTTACTCATTTCGTCTGACAGGCGGGATGCTTCGCCCCGGAGGCGTATTTCTTCTTTCAGGTCACCATCCTTTTGAGCGTTGAGAATAGACTCTTCGATTTTCAGGCGCTGTTCGCTCATCACCCGGATAAGTTTACGGATATTGTCGGTATCGGTACTGGCGCACTGCATGCGTGCTTTGCGTAGGTCGAGCCATCGGCCTTCGGGGCCATTGTTTGCCCAGTTGCTTACAGTGACCGGAGTGACTTTGAGCATTTCGGCTACCTGGTTTTGATCGTACCCTTGCACGACTACATACTCGTAGGCAGCGCGGCGAAGCTTTTCGTAATCGAGCCGTGAAAGCTGCTGTTTACTTCGAACCATCTTTCGTTTGTGACCTGACATAAAATGAATTTTGAACAAAGTTGCTTTATAAAGCAGCAGCGCGCAAAAAGTGATTTTATGTACTACAAAAATCACGTGTTAAACAGATGTATTAGTTCTTAAAAGCCAATTATTTACTCAGCATGAAAAGCCGATTTGCAGGGCTATAAAAAAGGGAGAAACTTTGGTACTCGAAAGGTCGGAAAATGGCGACCGGTTGATTAAAACAATGAGGCTATGAGTACAGGTTTGCAACTAAAAGTTTATGCTGAAGGCACCCAGGGACGGGTTGATATTATCGGACAGATTTCGGAATGGGGCCGCAATAATGCGGTTGATTTCCGGGAGAAATGTACTGAGTTGAAAAATTCGGGCATTACGAATTGTCACGTCTATCTGATGACTGTAGGCGGCGACTGTTTCCAGGCAAACGAAATTGTAAACATTTTGATTGACGTATTTGGCAGCTATACCGGAGAGGGTGGAGCCATTGTGGCCAGTGCCGGAACTTACATTGGCGTATGTGCAAAGAGCTTCACTATGGCGAAGAATGGTCAATACATGATTCACAAACCAAGCGGATGGATTAACGGCAACGAAACGGATGTGGATAACTACCTGAAGTTGCTGAAAAATATGACCGTGACCTACTACGATGCTTATAAGGCCGCATTGAAGAAACCCGAGAAAGAATTTAAAGCCAAATGGGATGCCGGTGATTTTTGGATGACCGCTCAGGAAGCTAAAGACTGGGGTTTTGTTACCGACGTTAAAGAGCCGGTAAAGATTGACCAGGAAACAGCACAGGCGATTCAAAAAAGCGGATCACCAATCGCTATTGCACCAACCGACATTATTGTTGAACCAATTTTAGAAACAAAAATGGATGTAAAAGTTATGGCTATTACTCTCGGTATGGACCCAAACAGTACCGAGGATCAGGTTAATGCCCGGATTGCAGAAAATGCAAATAAGGCAAAAGACTATGATACCCTGAAGGCCCAACAGGAACAAAGGGAACGGGATGAAAAGACAGCAAAGATCAAGGCTGATCTTGATGCTGCTGAAAAGGACAAACGCATTAAAGCGGACGCACGCGCTGCATGGCAGGCACAGTTTGAAAAAGACTTTGACGGAACCAAAGCGCTGTTGGCAGGTTTGCAGCCCATTGCCAGACCACTGAGCGGTGATATTAAAACCAGTACCGACGGAACCGGAGCCACTTACCAGGGTAAGACTTTTGAACAGTTGCAGGATGAAAACCCTGAAGCGCTTGCAGATTTGGAAGATAGTAACCCTGAAGCATACAACGCATTGTTTGCCGACTGGAAGAAACGTAACAAAATTAAATAAGGAGGGACTGAACTATGCCAGCTTTAATTGATGGTAATTATTTGAACCAATATGTAGCTCCCCAGCTTTTAGTGGAGTTGAAAAACTACAAGGATGATTTCCTTACACAATTACAGGGTGCGCCAGCCCAGGCATTGACTGCCGATGGTATCCGTTTTAACAAGCTGATCAACAATGTGGAATTCTTTGTGAACAATTCTGCTGAGTTTACCGCACAGACAATGGCTGGTAAAAAGACTTTGATTGAGTGGGAGAAATATGATACCCGCCCGACGAAAGTGACCGATGCTGAAATAAGGTACCTGAACTTTGACAAACGTTCTATTGTGCGCGTGAAACACATGGAAGCCCTGAAAATGGGTATCCGCGACCACGTGCTTTGGAAACTGTCCCCGGATGATGATACCGATTCAAACATGCCAGTAATGCGTACTACGGGAGCCAACGACGGGACCGGACGTTTGCGTATGCAATTTTCAGACGTTGTGAAATACCTGGAACTGATCAAGAAACTGAACCTTCCGGATATGACCGCGCTGAATATGATTCTTTGTCCGGAGCATGAAACCGACTTGATTCTCGACCGAGACAGCGCTAAATACTTTGCAGATAAGAACATCTTCTTTGATGCCACTACCGGTAAAGTAAAATCAATTATGGGTTTTAATTTTTGGGGGAATAATGCAGTATTGGCTTATAACTCGGCTGGTGAAAAGCTCGCTAAAGGCGCTGCATTGGCAGCTACTGACCGCGTTGCATCTGCATTCTTCTACGGTAAAAATACCGTTTACCATATTGAACAGGTTAAAATCCTTTACAAACCAGAAACACAGGATACGCAATCTGCTGATCCTACCTCTGAATTCAGGTTACAGACCTACGGTTTGATTGACCGCATTGAAGAATACGGCGTTGGAGCCATTGTGAGTGGAATTTCCGCATAAAAATTTAAACTATAAAGGAAGCTAACTGCACTGTTGGTTAGCTTCCTATTTTAAAACGACAGGATGAATACACTGAATAAAGAAGAAAATAAGGCTGTAGCAGCCGATATCTTCAAGCGTTACCCAAACGCCAAAAAAGTGGCAGTAACCAGTGACGGCATGGCTTTTATTACTGATGAAAGCGAAAATGCAGTACTGAATCACTCGAAGAATAACAGGCACAAAAAAGAGCTGGAGATTACCAGGTTTACGCGGGACGGAGTTGAGGGAAAAAGGCAGAAGGCAGAAGATAACCAGGTAGAAGGGAAAAAGGAAAAGACTGGAGGAAAAAAGGCTGATGCTGATACTAAAACGAAGCCTGAAAAAAAGGAGAATAAAAGTCTGACCATCACCCACAAAGCAAAAAAAGCTGATGTGAAGGCTGATGAAACCCCTAAAACTGAAGCCTGATGAGTTTCCAGGGAACTAAAATTAATAAACTAAACGGCGGGCTGGGCAGGTTTACTGCCTCCGACCGAGTAGTTTGCCTGATTATGGGTATGACGCTGGAGGGCGATCTGGCCTATAATGAGGCCGTGGAGCTGCTTGACATCAACGGTGTGGAGGCGCTTGGAATTACAGCGGCCACCGATGATGCCAACAGTGACCTGGCATTCTATCATCTTTCGGAAATGTTCAGGCTGGCTCCCGAAGCAACGTTCTGGCTGATTCCGGTGGATAAAACCAAAACAGTGGCCGCATTGGTTGCTGATGCCGCATTGAAAGCTGCGATTCGTGGTATTAAGGGTATTAATGTGCTGGCTTTTGGAGGTGTAAACACTCCGGTTGCTGATGCGCTGGTGGATGCGGTTGCCTTTCAGAGCCTGGTGACTTCGTTTTTGGCAGAGTATCTGTACATCGACGGCATTTTTGTTGAAGGTGTTGGCGCTGCTGAAGCGATTGCGGTTGCAGCTTATCCCGATTTGCGCACCATTACCGCGCCGAACGTGAGTTACGTGATTGGACAAGATCCGGCTATTGCCGGGATTAAGGCCGCTTATGAGCTGCGCGCCGCTATTGGTACGGTGTTGGGATCGGTTGCAGTGCGTAAAGTGCACGAGGACATTGGCAGTGTAGATATTGAGGAAAAGCCCCGCACCCGCAAAGGTGAGGAGAACTACTCGCTTACGGATGAAGCGCAGGGCCGTTGGTTGTCGAGCGCACTGAGTGACGGTAAAGCCTTTGAAACGCTGACCGAAGCTGAACAAAAGAGTCTCACTGACAAAGGTTGGATGTATGTGGGATCGTTTAATGATTATCCGGGCTTTTACTGGAATGGATGCCCTACCGCCGTGAGCAAAAACAGCGATTACGCTTACTTCAATTTTAACTGCATCTGGAATAAGGCAGCCAGAATCATCCGCAAAACGCTGATCCCGCGCATACGCTCGAAGGTTCCGACCGATCCGGCAACCGGTTACCTTAAAAGTACCTGGATTGCAGGCGCTGAAAGCTCGGTAAATGCTGCGCTTGATGTTATGGTATCTGCTGGCAACATTGAAGGGAAAGACGTGTACATCAACCCGGCGCAGTCCATTAGCGAAGAAACGCCACTGGAGGTAAAATGTCAGGTTGTAGTTGGGCGCATTGTTCACGAATTCAGCGTTGACCTTGGTTTAACTAATAATATGTAAAAACATGGCAACTGCAAGTAGTTTAATAAATAAGTTTGGCAAAATGGCCGGGTGGAACTCTGTTACCTGCAATATGCTGGGTCGCGACGTGGAGGGTATTACGGCTATATCATACGATGATTCGGTTGAGAAGGATAACGTGTATGGCGCGGGTAAATTCCCGATCGGAAGATCGGAAGGTAATTATGCAGCCAAAGCTTCAATTACCTTGCTCAAAGAGGAAGTGAACGCGCTTCAGAACTCGTTGCCCCCAACCAAGGGGCTCGACTCTATTGCGCCTTTCCCTATCGTGGTTGAGTATGAATACAATGGCTTTAAGAAAAAGGACATTATTCACAATTGTGAATTCAAAGGCAATGGCGTTGACGTGAAGCAAAATGACAAAACGATTGCCACTAAATTTGATTTGGTTGTTAGCCACGTGTGGTGGAACGTTTAGAAAAGCCCCCTCTAAATCTCCCCCGAAAGGGGAGACTTAAAAAGAAAAAACAAGGAAAGGCTCCGGAAAAGATTCGTGCTGATGGATAAGGAGCCTCAGAGATAAGCAAAGAACGCCCGAAAGCCCGCGCATGGGATTCGATGTGAGATAGGGCGTTCTTTTATTTACGATTGAATTATTTACCATTTACAATTTAAAAAATCATTTATGAAAAATTTTGTTCGTGTTGTGATGGGATGTTTAGTCCTGTTGTGTGTGAGTGTAGTTGGTTCGGTTGTGCAAGCCGATCCGGTGGCGGCGGGTACCTTTATTAAGGATAATGCCGCCGTATTGATGGCTGTCCCTTTGTTGGTAAGCCAGAGTATTACTCCGGAATTGATTACCGATCTGAAGCTGAAGTATGGTAAACTGAAATTGATTACCGTGGTGGTGGAGGCACCGGTTTACGATATTGATAAAATGGCGTTTAGTGACCGGGTATTGTTTAAGCAACTGGGGGTTGATTTTGCAACTATTGTCAATACAGAGTTGAGCCTGGAGGAAAGATTGAAGCCACTTGATGGACTTAAGGAGCTTAAAGACAATAAAGATATTGAAACATGGCAGACTGTTGTTGGAGATTTGCTTAATAAATACCAGGGGAAAATACTTGAACCTGGAGAGCAATACCAGTTTTTAGTGAAGCGACCAGACCGGGGATTGATTAAGATGTTGATGCCATTGGCTGAAAGCAGAGCCATTGATGACTTTGCAGATAAAGCCGTAAAGAACCTTGTTGTTGGTGGTGAGGTAGATGCACTTGATGACGGAATTGTGTACATGGGCGTAGTTTCTCAATTGCGCCAGATGATTTCACCCGAGAAAAGTTTTTTAGCGAACGCGTAGAGCACTATAAGATTGGCGAAGATGACTTTATCCAGGAGGCGGATGCAATAATCCGAAAAGAATACGGAATTGATCCGGACGCGCTGGATGATGAACAGTGGTGTAAGCTCTACGCCGAATACCTGCACATTAACAAACTCAATCATTTAAACATCAAAACGGCTTTTATTGCCGCTCTATCTGAAATTTTAGACCATGTCACAGACATCAACACAGTGGATTCTTGAACTCGTGGATAAGATTACGGGGCCTATGAAGGACGTAATTGGCGCGAGTGAGAAAGCTGCAAAAGGTGTTGATGCCATTGGCGACAAAGCTGAAGAAAGCGGAAAGAAGCTGAAAGGGATGTCGGCAATTGACCTGTTCGCGATTAACGATGCCGTACAGAATATTGCGAACGAATTTGACAAACTGAATGCTCCAGGCGCGGCGTTTAATGCCCAGATGAAAGAACTGGAAGCTATAACCGGGGTTACCGGTGACGCGCTGGATGATTTGGGAGACAAAGGCAGGGCCACCGCCAAAGCTTTTGGCGGTGATGCCTCAGCCATGCTGGAGAGTTACAAAGGGATTCTTTCCCGCTTGGGGCCTGATATTGCAAAAGACAGTGAAGCGCTGGATTTGATGGGGCGTAATGTTGCCACCATCAGCAAAACGATGGGCAACGATGCCGTTGGTGCAATGGATGCGTTAACCACGTCGATGCTTCAGTTTGGGGTTGACCTTAGCGACCCGATGAAGGCGGCCCAGGAAATGACCACCATGATGAACGTGATGGCTGCCGGTGCAAAAGAAGGCGCGGCTGAAGTACCCAGTATATCGGACGCATTAAAGGTGGCCGGAGTACAGGCAAAGAGTAGTAAGGTAGAATTTATTGAAGCAAATTCCGCATTGCAGGCGCTTGCCCAGGGAGGTAAATACGGCGCTGAAGCCGGTACAGCACTACGCAATGTGCTTGGTAAGATGGCCGGTATTGACGTAGTGCCGAAAGAAGCGGCTGAAAAACTGGAGGCGCTTGGCGTGAACTACGACATTGTATCAAACAAAACATTACCCTTTACCACGCGACTGCGTGAGTTGCAGAAAGCCCAGGGCGACGCCACCATTATGGCGCAAATTTTTGGCGTTGAGAATGCCGCTGCTGCTGAAATATTGCTGCGGTCGGTTGATTACCAGGATCAGCTCCAGACCAAAATTACAGGTACAAATACAGCAGTCGAACAAGCGAATATTG